GAGAATGATTTTTGTGTTCATGTGACAAAGATATTCCTTATTTTTGAGATGGAAAGATGTAATTAATTGGGTTATAGGATATGGTTGGACATGACAGCTAAAACAATCAGCAGGAAAATTATTGTTGAATACGATTCCGCAGGAAAAGGCTTAATGCTTTGCTTTTTGGGTTTCTAATAAAAATAAACAGCCGGGAGGGTAAGTTTTTCTGTCTACTTTTAGGTTTGGAAATTTTCTGGCTTTAGTTTGGCCAAGAATTGGGGCGGTTTCTTATGATTCGTACTGGTTTTAATTAGTCTTAATAGTGTATATATATCTATGACAGTTGAGGCTTTCATTAACAGAGAAGGAGAGGATTGGAATGCGGAAGAGGAGGAGGATTACAGAGAATTTTTGAAAGAAGAAGAAAAAGCGGGAAAGGCAGAGGAAGCGCCGGCGGAATAATGATTTTGCGAAAAAGCCCTGCCATACGGCGGGGCTTTTTGTTTTTACTTCGGGCTCTTTTTCGGAGAAATTTTAAAAAGAATATTTTTTTCCAGGATAATCGGGGTGATTTGGGCGCTTTGATAGCGTTTGAACATAATTCTTATAATCTTGCCCGCTTTGTCGCTCGGAATATCTTTAAGAGATATCAGCGCTTCCGCGATTTTTCCGTTGTCTGAAACGCGCGCCATAATGCCGGGATAAGCCCAATTTTTAAGGATGATTTTCTCAATTTCACAAAAGTCGCGGGCACAGCCGAAAATTTCTTTCCAGGCGGTTAAATCTTCTTGCTTCACCTCGGCGAGACCGGCTTTTTTGGCAGGCGCCTTCAGGCAAGAAATAATTTCCGCAGGAGATTCCTTGCCTTCAGTTCTTCATTCTCTGTCTCCATAGCTTTGATCTTTGACCTCAATGCTTCTATTTCTGTTATCCAGTCGTTTGTCATCTACTTGCTCCTTATGATAGTTTGGAGGCCGAGAGATTTCTCTTTTGCTAACCTTCCAATATCTCTCAGCAACGGCCAAGTATCGTTTACATTTAACTTGACTGCATAATCCTGCGATGGCAATTCATTTAAAACAGTAACCTTCATCTTGCCTCCAAGCACCACGATCTCATCCTCTTTCGTGCATCCGACACCAGACCTTGGAGTCGAAAATATCCTTTCTCTTGGAACAATCACAGCCATAACTGCACCAACAGACGTTGCAAATCCTTGTGCTATTACCGGATCTAATGAGAAAGAACTAATCGGCATCATCTTTAATTCCCTATCATTTACTCCTTTATGCAATTGATTATTAGTAAGACCTTGGATTGCAGACGTACCGACGCCCCTAAAAAGAATAAGTTCATTGATCATCTTGTCTTTTAGATATTGCTGAGTCTCTTCATATTGGGCTCTGACAAAGGACCGTAATCCTTTTTCACTCTCTTCAAACATCATTTGCGCTTTTTCCAATGTTGGTGGCCAACCTTGTGCTGGATCATCTCTCTTACTAAGAAAAGCATCCTTCAACCCAAATTCCTTCTCGACAGAGAGCTGAACTGCAATAGAAATTTCATCGGTATCTGCACTTGTCCCTGCCCAGGCATCAACAAGCAATCTAACAACTCCTTCATCTGATCTGTATGGATTCTCCCCTAGAGACAACCAAGTCTCTTGTATATTTTTCGATAAAATCTTAAACCCGTCATCATTCTTCAATCTCTCATATAACACCCGCTGAACATGCTTCTTGTTGCCTGTTGAATCAATACCCAACGAATTCTTAATGCTTCTCGTCGCTCGATCAAGTTCCTCAGACCTCTTCAAAACGCCTATCTTAGAAGAAGCTTCAATGAGAGATTCACCGCCAGCAATATCTTCTCCATGAGCAACTCCAGACTCGCCAGCATGGCTCTGCTGATCATGATCTCCGGCCAAGTGTTTGACGACTATCCCAAGCCCGATCCTCTTAGGCAAAATCCCTGATATCCCTCGACCTTTATACCCTTCAACCTTTAGATTGATCTTCCCACCGATATCATACTCAGTCTTGTCATACTCGGTAATACCATAATCCGAGAGAAACTTCTTCGTCTGCTTCTGGCCCATGTCAAATATCTTCTGCATCTTAGCATCATAAGCATTGTGCTTGATTGTAATATCAACCTTGTCTCCAGACTTCTTGACGTCAGAGACATATCCTGCCAAAACACCCAGAGTAAACTTCGGGGTGACATATGAGATCTCCTTCGTGGCCGCCTTCAGGTCCCTCTTCAGGTTCCCATTCAGGTTGGCCTTGTCGATCTTCCTGTGAAGCTCGTCCCTGAGAGACTCAAACGCCTTCTTGTCGTCATTCTTCGCGGCCTTACCCATCTGGACAAGAATCCCGTCCCCTCCAGATACATACTTGAACATAGAAGGAAGCTTCTCCTCATTGAACAGGGATAAATTATCAGATACCCTCACAGCCATCAGGAAGTTTCCTCCATTGATGTCTGTGGAGTCATGAGTCCTTATAGCATCCATAATCTTATTATACTCGTCTTTAGAGAATATCTTGCCCTGATCCCATTGTAATTCTTGCTGCTTAGCTATCTTCTCTGAAAACTCTGGGTGATCTCTTGTGATCATCACTCCCCTCAATCCACCTGCCCTAATCAATGGAACTGTGTATCCAACGTCATGATTCACCATAGCAAAATTGACCATCAATGCCTCTTTACCAGTAAGCTTCGGATTCAATACTTCTGCGATCTTCAATGCTCTCGAGGTGTCGCCTTCTATATGTCTTATCCCATGATCAGTAAATGCCTGCCGATTTGACTCCACTTCCTGATGAATGAGCTTCCTCACACTATCTAATCCAAGAACATCAATATCTTTCGCATTAATGTCTCTTAAAGAACCATCATGAATCCCTTGATAAATAGACTTGTGAAATTGATCTATATAGTCCCTTGCCCTCAATGCCGTGTCCCCGGCAAGATAATTACTATAGGACTGAAGCTCTGCATTCATGTTCTTCCTGATCGTACCGGAATTTTCATTTGACAAATCTCCATCAACATCTTGGTGATCAGACTGACCTTTCTGGATCCCTTTGAGGTTCTTCTCCATCTGTGCCTTGATATCCTTCAAGTCAGCCTGAGACATCCTCTGATCATGCGAGATCTCGTTTGCATCTTTCGAGTAACCTTCTATATCGATGACTTTCTGCCTCCCGACCTTCTCTGCCTGAAGCTTGTCAAGCCTCTCTTTGTCTGCCTGGGAGAACTTTGGCTTTCGCGTAACCGGCTTCCTGTGCCTGTTCGTCCTGTGTCCCCTGATACCAGAGCCAGGGCCACCCTTGATGATAGAAGACAAACCTTTCACATCGCCAAACTCATCATAAACAAAATCATCATCATCGGCTAAAAAGACCATCCCAAAATTAATAAACTGGTTTTCAACAAGATTGTCCAACCCCAATTCTTTCTTATGAAGTTTCCTTCGTGCAGAATAATCCAACCAATTAACATCAACTCCCTTTCCAATAGATTTTATTATCTTTGGATCAGAAACAACAATGAACTCATCAGTAGATGTCTTGACTCCTTGACGACCAGCCCTCATTCTTGCCATACTCTTCTTTGTATATGGATTTGTCTCTGAAGAATAAATTATATGTTCTAATCCAAACTCGCCTTCATACACATTGCCATTCTTCCCAGCATATGCCTGTGCCATCTCTCTGCTTGCTGTCCAATAAGTGACGTTCTTTTTCCTCATCGTTGTACTATGCTTCGGAACGCCACGATATAACACCAGGCTTTGGATCCCTTTTTGCCTCATAAAATGATCCGATGATTTTTTTGATATCTTAGCAATACTCTTAAAGAACTCGACCCTATCCATTCTTGCTGTTGTGGCATCGCTGGAGATTCCTGACCTTTGAACTGGTTTCCCTAAAATTACTCGCGCCAAAGCATAATGAAGAGCTTTAGATGCTGGGAGCCCCGGCCATTCCATCTTCTCTCCCCAGACATTATCAAACTGCTCACGAGAGATCTTGTATTTCTTCAAAAGATTATCGGTAAATAATTCCACATCTGTCAATGAAGTCTTGAAAGCAAATCGAGGATTCCCTGGCCCTTCCCAATTCCCAGAGCCAGGGCCACCCTTGATGATAGAAGACAAACCTTTTACAAGTTTTTCATCATCAATATAATCCTCTATATAATGATAATTCTCTCTGTCCTTTGGCTTGTCCAAGATCTTATCTAAGTTAACCTTCTCCAATTCTCTCTTGAATGCATCTTTATCAAATCCATTCTTGATCGGATTATACTTATCTGTAGGATAATCTGGGATCATGCCGTAAACTTCTGTCCTTAATAACGTCTGATTTAAATATTTCTCCGAAAATGCTATCCCATAATAAGATTGCCCGACAGTCAACTTATTCTTTGCTGACCATGTGGGATCAACTACCTTACCTGTCTTGTTGTCTATACAAAAAGCATGATTAATCGGGAATGGTAAATTTGAAGATAACGATACGCCTTCTACATAAGTATATTTATCCGGATAATTTATAGCAAGTTGAGATGCATTCCTATAACATTCTTTAACCTTCCCAGATTTCATGCCTGCCGGGAGCTCCGCAGGTTCAAAGAATCTGCCGTGCTTTTCTATCAACTCATAGCCAGATGCGTTCTTCCATCCTTCTAGCCTTCTGTTTCCCGCATACAACTTGGACATCTGCCCGACGACCTCTTTTAGCTGCTTGTCTTGCTCAGTCATCGGTTCTTTGTTGCCATGGGTAGATTTACTGCCATAGGAGGATTGATCATGCTGGCCAGCAAGATGTTTCATTGTCTGGAGACCGATGGATTTCTTCCTGTCGAATGTCCAGCCGGAGAAGTCGAAACGATCTTCTAATGCATTTGGTGAGGCTTTGACGATTGGAAAAAATGATTTATAAATATCGGGATTATCTTTTGAAAAAGATCCCTTATTATAAATGCTTTTTATCTGATTTGGTTCAAAAGCAACCCATTCAAAACCCCCTTTCAAGAATTTTCGATAAAATCCATCATACCCATTAGCCTGCAAAATCTCAGTAAATTTTTTAGAGCCTATCACTTTTTTAACAAGCCATGGGATCTCAAATTCGCCATCACTTTTCTTAAAAATGCTCATCATAAATTCTTCCCCAAACATCCTCTTAAATTCTAACAATGCTGGATGATCTTTTGTCATATGATCTCCATTGGGATTGCTTTCATCATCTTTTATCACAAATGGATTTTTTATAGATAGATAGACAGGTATTGTTTTTCCTTGCTTGCCAGTCGTATAATCTATACTATAAAGTTCTGCAGAACCTTTAGTACCAAAATAAAAACCATATCCCCAATCCCCAGGGTCCAGATGACTGCCGATTTTACTCTTATCAAACTCAGAAAACTCTTCTTGAGTCCCATGAAAAACAATCAACGGCTCAGCCTTATTGGCATCTTCCAATTTTGCCCCTTTTGGGAGATTATGAGTTTGTTTTGGTTCCATATTATTGGTTATGACTTTTGAACCACGAAACCATTGTTTAAATTCAGGCAAATCAATATCTGCTAAAACATCATTTTTATCTCCCCCATGATCTTGTTGTTCATGCAGACCAGGGAGGTGTTTGATTGTCTTTTGAAGACCGATGCTTTCTGAGAGAGACTTGATTTCCTCTGCAAACCATGGAACGAGAACGCATCTACAATTCGGATGCAAAGGTGGTGCTCCCACGTCCTCATAGTCAAGCTTCATTGTGATCTTGCTATCGCCATCCCCGAACGTGACGCTGTCTCCCTGGTTGAAGAAGTTCTTATCGAGATCGACTATCTTGCCTTGCATCGGCCAACATGCCCAACAAGTTCTGTCATCTTTTGTGACAAGCCACTCTTTACCATCCACCACCCCGCTCTGCCTGTAAGCTTCATTAGCGGCATAATTGCTGGCCCTGATCGTCTCTGTGCGCGCTATAAGCAGTGATCGCCACTTGTCCCAAGTCCCATACAAGCCCTCGATCTTCGACGCTATTCCTAACATCCCAAGACCTTCTTCCATACCTGCCTTCATCGCCCCCCTCAGAAGTTCCTCAGTCGTGAGATTGATATTCTCTGCGAACGTGAAGACATAATTGTCGAGGAATTCCTGGACGAGCGGCTCGTCTATGTTGAAGGCACCTGCGAGATCCGCTATCCAATACCTTAGTCCATCGTATGCCCTGATCCCCTCCCTATCATACATCTCCTTGATGAACAGGCCTCCCTCCTTCTGGAGGCGTTTATTCCATTTCTTCCTGTCGAATGTCCAGCCGGAGAAGTCGAAACGATCTTCTAATGCATTTGGTGAGGCTTTGACAGAAGCTTTGGCGATTGGAGTAAAAGATTTTTGTTTTATCTGGTGAGGGACAGAAACAACAACAAATAATGTTATTCCTTCATCAATCTTCAAACTCTTGATTTCTACTGAATTCCAATCGACATCGTTTAATTTATTTTTTACCCATGCTCCAACAATCCAATCTTTTAGGATGTCTTTTAAAAAGGTTTTAGATTTGCTATCGTTAAAATTCTTATCTGGAATGACAAAATTTGTAAATTCCTCCGGAATTCTTACCTCAACAACTGCAAAATCTGCTGTATTAGTTATTCCCGCATGATGTTCTGCCCAATATTCAGCTTCTTTTCTATCTGTAGAAATATATACACGACCAGGCTTAGAAAAAGCTGGATATGCCTCGCCAGAATACGAAAGCAATAATCCATCCTTCAAAATCGATTGCAATCGAGATTCTATAGTCCCATGATAAAAACTTTCACCAGCATAAGATTGCTGGTCACGTGCAAACCTTGGATCTCCTGGCCCTTCCCAGGAGCCAGATCCAGGGCCGCCCTTAAAAACCATCCCAGGAAAAGCCTTAGCCAAACCTAAGGGTACAGATAAAAGCCTGCCCTGCTTTGTCTCAGGCTGGTTAAATGCCTTTTTAACACCCCCAAGTACATCCTCTGCCTGATCCCTGAAGAAGTCCTGCATGATCTTCTGGAACTGCTTTTCATACTTCGAGGTTGTCTCCCTAAACTGGAACTCAATCTTGTCCTTATCGATCTTTTTCAGGGTCTTGGATTTAGTGATGAATAAAGATTGCCGTTTCTTTCCACCAGACAGTTTCTTCATCTCGGAATCAAAATGATTATGCAATTTACTCAAACTGTCCTTATCCATCCCACCTATCCTATATCCAGACGAAGTGCCTGTATTCACATACACAACAAACATATCAGCAAAGTGTTCAATCATTGTTTCTCGATCTGCTTTGTTCCCAAACTTTCCGAACGTCTGATCCGAGAAATAAGAAGGGGCGTGCTTTCCATCTACAATATCATTCTTTCTTCCCCCAAGATACCAATCCACAAAATGACCATATTCATGGATAAATGTATTCGTTTTATTATAGAGTTTGTTCCCAAGCATTATAGAAGGCTCAAACTGCTTTGTCTGATCAGTTCCCTGAATTCTCCTAACAACGCCTTGAATGAACAAAGCATCAGCACCAGACCTAACCCCTCCTTGATTGACATACAAAACCTGCTTATCTGTGATATCCAAGCCTTTATCTCGTATCTTTGACATTCCCTGCTTGATATACTTCCTGGCAGAGACACCAACCATCTTGCCAATTTCCAATCCGGTTTTCCCGCTCGGAACAAAATTTAAATCACCACTATGGCTCTGCTGGTCATGCTGGCCTTGGAGGTGTTTGATTGTCTTTTGAAGACCGAAAGATATAACACTTCCTCCAAAAGACTTCACCCCAGCGATTTCGACCGCTCTTTTAAAATATTTAGAAGACTTAAGATTCTCCTTTGCAAACACGTTTCTTAGATGAGGAATACCAGTAATGACCGTTGCCCTCATCTTGCCACCAACCAATACAACCTCATCCTCTCCTGTACAACCAATTCCAGTGTTCGGCATCGCGAATATCTTGCTTGCAGGAACTATAGAAGCGATGACTGAAGGTGATTTTGATGGATACCTATAATCATTCGTTGGATCCGCAAAAGACTCAGCATCATATGGATTTAATGAAAAACTTGACAATGGTTGCATGTCAATCTCAACGCTTCTACCTTCCTGCAATTTTGACCACTTCCCTTCTTGCCCTCGATAAACTACAATCTCTTTTATGTCATTCTCCTCCAGATATTTCTGAGTGACATCATATTGAACCTGAAGGAATACCTTTCTGGCAGGGGTGTAAACCAACTCTTTCTTTAGCATCTCCTTCTTCATTGGGGAGATGTCTGGAGATTCCAATGATCTCTTCATATGATCAGTCATACCATCCCTAAGCAACTCCTTAGCAGCAATCTGCATTGCTATCGCCTTTGGATCTGAATCTCCAGAAGTGCTTGCCCAAAGGTCGACAGAATTCCTAATCTCCATCTTAACAAGATAATCCTGGATCTGCCTGTCTGTCATATTTTTAGTATCTTTATGGAACTTCTCTGCAACTTTAGAGGAAATGCTTGTCTCAAAGTTGTGAATTGCAAACTTAATAAAGTCATCATTGTCCTTCAGCTTATCAAACAACATATTCTGAGACTCGAACTTATTGATACTTCCTAACATATTTCCGCCCCTTACTGCCATATCTATCACATCAGGATCATCCTTAGCTATCTGCTCCAACTCTTCTTTGCTAATATCTCCAAGCTTTTCCCTTGCCACAGATTCATACTTTCCACCGGGATAAAAGTCCTTCTTATCCAGTTTTCGATTGAAAATGTCACTTTCAAGCTTATCACCATTCTTGTCAGTGAAATCTAATTCTTCATCGGTCTTGTCAAACAATCCAGAGGTCTCTCGGGATCCACCACTTCCCCCAACCTCTCCTGGTCGACCTTCATGGCCATAATTACCAGAACCTGGACCACCTTTGATGATGGTTTGATCTTCTACATCAGATCCACCATATCCAAGCATTTGCTGACTATGTTCTCCAGCCAGGTATTTCATCTCCCCTACTATCACATCTGATATCATTTCTATAATCTCATTCTCTTTCATTCCCAAACTTTATATATTTTATCCTTCTAAAATCTTTTAAATTAAATTATTAAGTTATTTCAAGTTGTTACAATCAAACTACAGGTAAATACTCAGAACAAACTTCTTAATTATCACCACTGCACACTTACCATCCAAGTCATTATGCAAATCATTTAATCTCCTTTCTCTTATGATACCAAATGATTCGGGAAGATAGATCATGTAGATCATCTTATCCTCTCCATGGAAAATATCCATCATCATCTCTCTTCTCATCAAAATATTTTATCCATTTCTTCTTATTGAATTTTACTTTCGTATGACAAGAATGACAAAGAGAAATCAAGTTTCTTTCATCTGAATCTTCCTTGATGTAATTCACGTGATAGATCAGCCAATTCATTCTTCCCTTATCTCATCAATATCTTCCTGAACATCCTCTATCTTGTCACTGATGTCCTCTATGCTCTTGGTATTCTTGTTTATGGTCATCTGGATAAAAATCGACAGGTAAATTGCCTCCAGAGAAACAATAGTCGTTATTCCCAGCAAAATAGATGTAAATGAAATATCAAGAAACAAAAACATGAATGGAATTCCGAACGCGATCGTATGCATCATGATACTCTTTGGAGAACCGATCCAGTTTATCACATTGAATGCTATCTTATCAAGATCAATCATCATCTTACCAAATCATCTTCCATGCCCTTCCATCCACAATTACAATATGCCTTATTTGGATTCCTATAGCCTTCTTCAAATATCCACCATCCCATTGTTGTGGTCTCAATTATATTTCCATGACATATAGGACAAAACCTATGATTATCATAATATTCTCTCACACTCTCACCTCTTGGACATCTACGACATCCCTATCCTGCACAACGATCTTGATGTATCCTAATTCTGTTGGGGAATATTCAGCAATCTCGGAATAAGTGGAAACCCCAATCTCAAAAGCCTTCAAGAAACTCCCCGTACAGGCATACCAGCGATTCTCTGGAGGAATATAAAAATTTTTCATACCACTTCCTGCCTTTGTGTAATGCTGATGAATCTTCTCATTAGAACTGGTGAGATAAAGAGTCGGCGTAGGTTTCTTTACAAGAAGCTTGTGGGCATGTCCCTTAGCCATCACTAGACAGTCACCAAAAGTTCCTTCCAATTGTCTCTGAAGGATAAATTCCATATATGCTCGCCTTCGTCCCGAATCAGGGGAAACAGAATTTATACTTTTTCTCCCGTGCGTGACATAAAGTTTAAACTGTAATCCATTCCTGTCTCGAAAATCTACCTTGGAAGAATATGTTCCATAAAGAGGAAATTTCTTCCCAGTTTCTTTCTGAATTTCCTCACAAATAAATTTAGTAATATTCCCCCCTTTCTTCATAAATGCAAGTTCATGGTTCCCCATCAGATAAACTAACAATCTCCCACTTTTTGTAAGGGGCTCAATGGTTTTCTTGAAATTTCTCATTTGCTCTAAGGGAGGATCAAGACAAGTATCTTTCTGGTACCTGTTGTCTTCGATCCAAAATGCTTCCATCGCATCTCCCATGTGAATACAATATCTGTTTGGCTTGTCTATTATATAATTAACACAATCCTTGAACTTATCCCTTGACTGGGCGATGTTGCCCTCCTGGTTGTCCCCGAACAATATTAATTCATAAGTCTTAGGGATGTCTATTTGGTATAGCTGCATGCTGTCTCCTCTGTGGGTTTATCGGAATAAATATCTCTTCTCTACAGTTAATGCATTTTACAGATCCCTGGTCTGCATCGATATCTAAAACGCAGCCGCATCTGGGGCATTTGCCTGATTGTTTTCTATTGACTGATCTTCTGATGGAAATTGATCTTGCCTTCTCAAGATGTCTTTGGCAAAACCAGACAGAAACCCTTTTGTCATTACAATAATAACAAAGATCAGTCTCAAAGATTCTTCTTTTTCTTCTTAAGTCTGCTGTTTTCGACATTCACAAAACGTCTTAATAGCCAATTCCGCATCCTTTGCATCGTTCTTCATCAAATCCTTTATAACTTGACTCAATAATTCAGAATGAAACTTTCTTACTTTCACGGAATCTTCATAACTGCAATCCTTAAATTCGTCTGGAAATTTGGTTTTAAGGTAAAAGAAAGGAAGAGAAATATCTGTGTTTTTGATCCTCTTCTGGCACCATTGGAACACCGAATCACAAACAAAAGCATGAAAAACTTGTTGGGTATCCCCATACCAATCTTTTAAATTGGTTTCTTCTTCATCTCTTTTAATCTTGATTTTTGGGAAAGGGATCCTCGGAGCATAATCGCATATTGTCATTATCGAATTCTCCAAGGCAAAAATGTACCATGAAGCTTCTTCAAGGCAGATATGAGAGGTATAATAATGGTCATTTATGCCTATATACCAACGTCTCATTTCATTCATTCTCCATATGGAATGATTTTAATGAAACCTCAGTATTGATAAATCCCGAATCAAGAAGCACTCTCTCTAATGCCTGTTGGACTTCTTCGATCCCGGGTCTATTATCAAAGCTTTCCCAGAACTCATCCTCCCCTTCTGTAATGGTAACTTCAAAACTGTAGGTTTTCATTGGCTTTATCTTCTATTTTAGGTTTCTTAAATTTATTTTTCTTCAAATCCATAACATTTTCCATTGGCATCGAGATGAACATCCATACAAGAACAGACATATATACCGTATCCATCAACTTTCTTGTTCCACTTACAATTATTGTTATCGCATGTCAAAGAAATCTTTCCAAGTCTGCATCCTCCACCATCGAGGTACTGTTGGCACTCCTTGGCCTGACATCTCCATCTGCCATCATTCTGTCCCCATATCTTTGATCGATTCTCGCATGAACAATCTTCTTTATCACAAATTATATTAGAAATATCAAAGACTTCTTTATGAGTTAGTTGAACAATCTTACCAATCATATCTTCCAAAACTTATTTCTCCAAAATATACACTATCCAATAATGAGTATGCTTGCCATCCTCATCTTTATCACCAGATTCACCTTTCTGTTTATTAAAGATAGTTAAATCATTTTTCTTAAACAGCTTCTCGATCTCTCCAATCTTAAAATTTTTCTCATCCTCTCCTTCTTCATGCAAAGTTTTCTGATACAAAAACAAAAGAGACTGCCCTCCTGGTTTTAAAACCCGGGAAACTTCAGAAATACTCTTCTTTAAATTAGTAGAATGAAGAACAGCCATTGAATAGACAAGATCAAACTGTTCATCCTCAAAGTCGAGCTTCTCGGCATCCCCAACCATAAACTTTACGTTCTTGAGATCATTGCTTTCATTTGCGACCTTTATGGCATCGGAAGAGATGTCTATCCCGACCACCTTGGCCTTTGTCTTCTTACCGAAGGCAATTGAATCCACGCCATTGCCGCATCCGATCTCAAGAATTGATCCGGGCTCAACTTTATAACTATCAAGAAGGACATCTACAAGACGAGAAGATTCCTCCTTATCCCAATGAGGATCTTCTTTCCATGCCCGTATCCAATCTTCTTTTGACATTGCCTTTAATTTTATTTTAACGTTATTTAAAACTTTTTCGATAAAATCGTCTACTAGTTGCTCCATTAAGTTTTCCTTAGTCTTTTTAACATCTCTTCTCACATTTTCCTGCTTCAATGTCTCCAAGATCTTGAATCTTCTTATATGCGGAATACCGTTGATAACTTGACGAATGATTCTATGACCTCTGATACCAGAACCAACACCTCCCTTCTCAACAATATTATTCATCTAATGACTCTCCCAAGGCGGCAATTCCAGCATTAAGTTCTTCATCGGACAATCCAGACAAATCTCCTTCCTCATTTGCAGCATCTATGGCCTCAACACCAGGTTCATCTTCCTCGGACCCAGATTGATCTCTGCCAGGAGAGACAGGTTGCTGTTGACTTCCAAGCGGAGCAACCCCGGCAGTTGCCAGCGGGACATCTCCCCAATCAACCGCTTCCAATCCCAATTTTGCCCTTTCTTCATTGACGGTCGTAACGTAAGACCCTAAATGGGCCTGCCTCTCGCGAAGCTCAAAATCCTTGTCTTCCGGAATAGTAGAATCATAAGCTATAAACAAATTCTCATCGTACAATGGCATCAGTCTTTCATTCACTTTTTCTTCTATCCGACGCAAACGAGGTTCGACTGTATCTGTAAAGTATTGATAGTTACCCTGCTCCGCATTAGATCTATTGACAGAGTCTGTAGTAAGCTTGCTCATCGGAATCCCAAAGGCCGCAGCGATCTCTTCACGATTCATCTTCCTACCAACCACATAATTCATCTCACGTGGAGTAAAAGTGATCGGCTTGTATTCTAACCCATTTTCAAGAATAATCGTCTTCCCTACTTTGCTTACCCCAGCGTAATTCTTACCCCATTCCTCCTTCAGCCTCTTGAATACCTCCGGGCCGATAGTCGCGGTAGTCTGAAGAACTCCTTCTGGTCTTCCCGCATTCTTCATCAGTGTCGACTCAAAATTCCTGATATTTCTATCAGCTACGTATGTTTCAAAGATAGCAGATAAAGGGCTTACCCCATACATACTCCCAGATGGATTTCCAAACCTAAAATGAATTATCTCTTCCGCCTCAAACGGTATCTTAGCCACAGACCTCTGATAAACATATCCCCCAATTATCTTTTCCGGAGAAGCAACAATCCTCATGAACTGCGGAGCTATGGGCCATATCTCCTGAGGAACTCCAAGTTTATCCTTGTGAACGTACCAATAGGCATTGCCAGTCAATTCAAGCCAGATCTGCGTCAGCTCCCAAAGATCAAACCTATTGATCAGTGGATTTACGGCCTTCAATAAAACAAGGAAAGGATGTTCAATGACTTCTTCAATATCTGCTGCCTTTGTGACATATCCATTTAGATTTGCCTTCTTAGAAAGCCTTTCCTTGGTCACCTTTTCGACCTTGACTGTCTTTACGAGAAGCTTGCTGGTCCTCTCTGGTTTTGACACATAAAGCCTCAACGGGGCTTCGGCAACGGCAGTAGCATTCTTGTTAGCACAGATATAGATCCAGCTCTTATATGCTTCAATCAGTCTGAGATAATCTTCCTGATGGAAGATTTCCCTTCCTGAACCCATCTCCCATGGATTGACCATCGTCCCAATTACCCTTCTTGCCACTTCTGGATCTACTTCCATGGAAGGCTGAAAAACCGGCTTTGCAGCTTTTGTTACATCATACCCAAATATTTTCATCTTGCCTCATTTTGGTTAATTTTCATTATTTATTTTAATTTATTTCCCTATTATTTGCTATTTATTTTATATTTTATCAATTTCCCGTTCAAATAAATCCTTCATTTTTCGGTTGAGATTTCCACATCCATGCCGATCCTCCAATAACTTTTGCTCGAATATTTCTACCAGAACGTGATAGAATTTGAATTGTAATTCCCCGAGGTAGAAGAACTTCTTCCATTATCGTTGAATCCTTATGGAAATGAGAAGTCGGCATAGCAACAAATCCCTTTGGGACCTTAATCTCATATAAATAACCATCCCCTCCACTCACCAATCCTGCAAACTTCTCCGCCTCACTTTTATTAGATGTTTGAAAATATTAAATCCCTTCTCTACTGAGAATTGGTATCCAATAGATTCTCTATAATCTACCTTCATTTCTCTTCTTCCTACAGCCATCACAAAGCGTCAGGATCCAGCCATACTCATTCTGTTTACCAGGCTCTCCGCAATTCTCACAAATCTTCAAAGAAAGTTCTTCTGCCTTATCAATGATAGCAAAAACTTCATCAGCCGATTTTATACTGACATTACCGACATAAAAGCATAACCCCCCGTATTTTTCCTTTACCTGTGTTGCTTGAACTTCTGAATTGATTTCCATTATTTTCTTGCTAAGGTCATAAATAAGTTGAAACCATCCATCTCCACATTCCACACCGAATGCAAGACAGGATTCCCTTGGCGATAAAACCCTCTGCTTATAAAGTGATGGAAAATCATTATAAAGTTTTTGTTTTAAATCTTTTCTCATTTCTCCTCTCCTATCTTCCTGATATTCATTATACAACCCAGAGGAATCGACAACCTCCGGTTGATCAGTTTCTTATACTCCTTGCTTAACGTCTTGTCGGCAGCAAGATTGATGTGTCCCTTAACTCTGCCATAGAAATAACTGACCGTCTTGACTTCCATAAGGATCTCATTCTCTATAAACTCATCTTCACATTGCCAACCATTGACATCAGTCGTAGAACTATCGAGCCATGCCACCTCTATGAGATCACCGATTTTAAGTTTTGGAAGGGTTATCATATCCTAATCATCTGAATCCCATTCATCGCGCGATTTGTCACCCTTCCAATCTAAAACACGAATCCCTGGAATATCTCTCGTCATTCTCTTACTGTGACTCCATAAACAATACCGAAGCGCATCCAAACAATGGTCGTTGAACTTGACAGGCGTTTCCATCACCTTCCCATTCTTATCTGTTTGATAACTATATCCTTTGATCTCTTTTAGTAACTCATCACTGTCATTCTTAATCAAGAGCTGACAACGTTTAACCCAATCGATACCATCCTTTACCGACTTGTCAGCCGGAAAACACCAGTAACCATTGTCATTAATTTCCTGTATTCGCGCGGGTTCGGCTGAGTCAGCATAAATTGGACATCTCTCCCTTTCTTCTGGGGTCATAACTCTATTCATCTGAGAAATGAGCTCTGAATTAGTAAGCCCTGACATATAAATCACCTGCTCTACTCCAACCTGAAAATTATCAACCATTGCCTTGATCAAAACAGAAGGATGATTAAAACCAAAATCCAATCCGTAAATCACCTCACCTTGAGAAACCTCCGGGACAGCTTTCCAATGACTATACACAAGAAATTCTAACTTTCCCCATTCCCCCTCACTAAAAATTCGCCAATAATTATAATCCTGATATTTCAACGCTTCAATAGTTCTACGATAATCATCGGACAAAAAAGGATTCATTCGATAATTAGAAACTATTTCTATAAGATCTTCAGAAGAGTTATCTATAACATCTGTTTTCAACCAAGAATTTTCATCTTGTGGATTAAATGACAAAAACATACGATTCCGAAACGAACCATAAGTGGGAGAACTCAACCTCAATTTCAACTGTCTATAATCGGCCAAATCAAATTCTGAAGCTTCCTCAACAAAAATTTCATTCCAATCTGTACTTTTAATTTTCTCAGGATCATCTAATCCTGAAAAGTGAACCATTCCCTTTACAGGACTAAACACATTTGAATCCTGCTTGACTTCTATTATTCTACTCCTCAAATTATATTCTTCAAGAATACTATAAAATAAAGGTTTGCAACTTCGCCTCAAAGATGGAGATGCTTTTCTTAAAATTAGTATCCGAATTTTAGGGATCGAAAAAAAATCTTCAACCAAAAGCTGCATGATGCTATACGATTTTGATGACCTCGCTCCTCCTCTATTCACAATGATCTGGGCATCAGACATCTTATTCATAGCAAATACAGCGGTCACTTTTACCGGCGTCTTACCAAATTTCTTGCTCGGCCTACCTGGACCATCCTTAACTCTTACCTTCGGATTAAAGTTTGTCCTTGGTCTCCCCCTGACCCTTTTAGGAGAAGCAAATGAAGGGATGCTATCGTCTTGAGGAACTTCCTGGAACACTAATTCTCCCCTTCTGCCTTCTTTCGCTCATAAAGCACATTCCCATTTTCTGCAATGATTTTTGCTCCCACAGGAAGTATGAGATCATAGGCAAACGTAACAGGCGCTTGATCCATATCTGGAAGAGTGCCATCTTCGATCCATCCACGATGACGCCCTTTCGCTTTCAAGGCAAAAATGATGCATGCACGATCTCCAGCCAAAATGGCATCCCTTAACTTACTCTCGGTGAGATCCAAGAAAGCTTCTGTGCTATCCTTAATAATAGATTGAAGCTTTGGATATTTTTTAATCAACTTATGTATCTTGCCATAACTAATCTTCAAGCGAATAGCCGCCTTCATAATAAATCCATCACAAGCAATAATCGCATCTGCTATCTGTTGAGGAATAGGATTTTTATTATCCTTTGGCATCGAGACACGGAATTCTTTCATCTCTGTATCCCTCCACTCCTTAAGAGCAGCAAGTCTATCCTTATCAAGTGGATTGTCTTTTGATTGTCTTCCAGGAAAGATTTTTAGATTTGTGGTAGGCTCTTTGTCCTTATCACCTGTCATTTTTGGCATGTCAGATATGTCTCCAGTATAGTTTTCCTCATCTATATAAATGAAAAATACCACTTTTAAAATTTTATATAATGATTTTAATGCGTTAGAGAAATATTTTAATGCGTTAGAGAAATATTTCAACACTGCTAAATTTTTAGCCCAAACTACCATTTTTGGCCTAAAAATTTCCCCAATGATTACAATATATTAGAAAAGCCAATAGGTAAAAGACTAATAATATCAATAAAGTTAAAACCATTAAAATATTTTAAGAAATTTAAAAATATTTTTAACATTTTTCATAAGTAATTGATTTTATTAAATTTAAATTTTTAAAAATTTTATAAAAAAGCTTTACTTTTCTTTAAAAATAATTATAATAAGGGTGTCATTAAGAAATAAATGCTCTTTGAAACGGTTTGAGGCAGATGGTTATTAGACGCTAAACTTGGACCGAGATTGTGGAGGAGGTTGGAAAATAACTGAAAATATTAGAATTATTAATACTTTTCAAGGAAAAAACCTTAATTTTCCAGGACGACGCCAGTCGGTAGGCACAAGAATCCACAATAAATTTAATAGCTTATAAATTTTACTAACAAAATTAGTAAATTATATAATTTTATAGTAAAATTAGCAGGTTAGAATCAGAAACAGGAATCCCACCATATTTAAAAATTCCTGGAAAGATTGCTGGGGCTGCGAACGTTGTTGGGTTGGCTGTTACTGTTGGTTCTATTGGGACTGTGACATTGGCTTCAAAGGGCTTCAGACCCGGAACAGCTATAATGACAGGAGATGAGGTTGTCAGGAGCGAATGCGATTTAGCAACCTTTTATATTAATCCAGAGATTACTGATAAGAAACTGGAGAGCAAATTGAAGGAGTATGATAAGAACAATGTTAAGAAATAATGACACTAAAGGAAGTTTTGAATATAAGGGCTCCCAGCGGCTCCCTTATGAACCCCCGGCGACCATTCATTGTAAGGGTAGTTTTGAATGGGAGACTATTGCAAAGTATTTGATTGCTTTAGTTATCTTGCTGGTGCTGATTGTTTTGGTTGGAATGTTTAAGGATAAATTATTGAATGCTTTTGAGAGTATGAAAGCGGTGTTTGGAAATGGGTAAGAAGGGAGAGTGGAGTGTTGAGAAAATTGCTGGCATGGTCATAATATTGATTGCTGTTGTTTTGATATTGCTTGTTTATCCTGCTAAAATTTGGGATGCTGCTAAAACTGCACTCGGATTCGGAGAGGATGAGCTGAACATTGTTGTTATTGATGAAAATGCCTATTCTGGATTTGAAGGATTGATTAAAAACGTTAATTCCTGCAGAGGTTTTAAAGAAGATGGTTGTGGATGCAAAATTGAGCTGAATAATTTTTATAAAACCCATCAATTGCTGTTTTCTGATTCTGGAGTG